GAGATTTTCAAAAACGAACAAGATGCATTTATGTGCAAAATTCTTATAAGCGAGGCATTATGAACAATTGGACCTTAACGGTTGAGGAAGATCCAGAAACTGGGGATGCCATACTCCAGTTTCCTCCAGACCTGCTAGAACAAGCAGGTTGGAAAGAAGGAGACACATTAGAATGGAAGGATCGGGGAGATGGTTCTTGGCTTTTAGAGAAAAAGAGTGTATAATAAACTATGAGTAAATTAAAAATAGCAGAGCTGTTCTACAGCATACAAGGTGAAGGACGCTATATGGGCGTTCCGTCTGTGTTTCTACGCACATTTGGTTGTAACTTTAAATGTGCAGGCTTTGGCATGCCTCGTGGTGAACTAAGCACAGAGGTTGAATCTATTGCTGAACGCATCACTGAATTTAAAGTCTATGAAGAACTTCCGTTGGTTAGTACTGGTTGCGATAGTTATGCTTCTTGGGATCCACGTTTTAAGGACCTTAGTCCTATGCTTACATCAGACGCCATTGCAGACAGAATCATGGAGATACTGCCCTTCAATGAGTGGAAGGACGAGCATCTAGTTATCACGGGCGGTGAGCCTTTGCTAGGTTGGCAACGAGCATATCCAGACTTGCTGAGTCATCCTAAGATGGCAGGATTAAAAGAGATTACCTTTGAAACAAACGGTACTCAGAAACTTGATCCCAAGTTTAAAGAATACTTAACCGATTGGTCGTTCGGTAATGATGAAAGAGAAATTACATTCTCAGTAAGTGCTAAACTTCCTTGTTCAGGCGAGTCTTGGGACGATGCTATTAAACCTGAAATTGTTTGCGAATACGAACAAGTTGGCACAGCATATTTAAAATTTGTCATTGCTACAGAACAAGACTTTAAAGACGCAGAATGTGCTATTGCCGCTTATCGACGAGCAGGATTCAACGGTCATGTTTATCTGATGCCCGTTGGTGGTGTAGAAAGTGTTTATGCACTAAACAATCGTACAGTAGCAGACTTGGCAATGAAAAACGGCTTGCGCTACAGTGATAGATTACAGGTGCCGTTGTTTAAAAATGAGTGGGGAACCTAATGAATAAATGGATTGAAAAGTTATTTGGCATTGATAAGATTAGGGCCGAAACAGAAGCCAGTTTAAAAGCGGCTAGTGAAGCTACTAAGATTGCACAAGATGCTACCGCCGCAGCCGAAAGAGCTACCCAAGCAGAAGAACAGTCCAAATTAACAGCTAAAGAACGAGCTACTCGTAAAGAAGAGCCTTATGTTGCTGTGCTTAACACACATGTCAATAAAGACAATGTACGCAATGGTTTTTTTGAACTTGACTGGAACGACCATTTTGTGTTAAAATTAAAGCAAGAGGGCTACGGTTACGACGGTGATAAAGACGAAGAAATTGTAGACCGCTGGTTTAGAGAGCTCTGTGCTAATGTCGTAGTAGATGAAAATTTGCCCGAAGTTAACACAGGTGTTATTGACATTCAAAGTGTGAAAAGAAACAATAAATGACTTATATTTTAGTAGATACAGCAAACACATTCTTTCGTGCTCGTCACGTTATCAACGGTGACGCTGATATCAAACTAGGCATGGCGTTTCATATTACACTTAATTCGATTAAAAAAGCGTGGCAAGACTTTGGCGGTACTCATGTTGTGTTCTGTTTAGAAGGTCGTAGCTGGCGTAAAGACCATTACAAGCCTTACAAGGCACAAAGAGCCGCTAGTCGTGCCGCACATACAGAGCGTGAAGCAGAAGAAGAAAAAGTCTTTTGGGAAGCCTTTGATACCTTTAAAGAATTTGTAACAGAAAAGACAAATTGTACAGTCTTACAAAATTCTCGTCTAGAAGCAGATGATCTTATTGCAGGTTGGATTCAGACACATCCAAATGATAAACATGTGATCATTAGCACAGACACAGATTTTGTACAACTTATTGCACCCAATGTGAAACAATATAATGGTGTTATGGAAACTACTATCACACATGAAGGTATCTTCGATGCAAAAGGTAAGAGAGTTATTGATAAAAAGACTCAAGAGCCAAAAGCCATTCCGGACCCCCAGTGGTTACTCTTTGAGAAGTGTATGCGAGGCGATACCTCAGACAATGTATTCTCTGCATATCCGGGAGTACGGGAAAAAGGCACAAAGAATAAGGTTGGTCTCCGTGAGGCCTACGGTGATCGAGACTCAAAAGGCTACAATTGGAACAACATGATGCTTCAGCGTTGGACCGACCACAACGGTGAAGAGCATCGTGTGCTGGATGACTACGAACGCAATCGAGTGCTGATCGATCTGTCTGCACAACCAGATGAGATTAAGACTATCATTGCAGAAACTATCGCTACTGCAACAAGTGCTAATAAGAATATCAGTCAAGTTGGTATTAGACTTATTAAATTCTGTAATCTTTATGATCTTAAAAAGATTTCCGATCAGGCGCAAGCGTATGCTGAGCCGTTAAATGCAAGGTATGTATTATGAATTCAGTAGACATGGCAAATAATTTAATTTTTAGAGCAAAGAACTTACAGGAGTTCATTGTCGAAACTGATACTCCTGAAGATTTTAGATTTAACGGAGTGGTACCGTTTGACATGTCTATTACAGACGGCGTCATATCAGCCAAAGTATTAGCCATAGACTTTGACGAAGCCGTAAATATATTCGATGAATGGTTAGGAACATGTAAATGATGATCTGCAACTACATCGATACATGCCCACACAAAACAGACACATGTCAGGAGACAACTATGACAGATTTACACGCTAAACCTATTATTCCAGAAAAGTTTTGGATAGTAGAAAAAGCAGGAACTAAGTTTGCTACGCTAAGAAAGAGTGAAGACAATCACTTTGTAATGAGTAATGAATTAGGTATCAAAGTCTATGAAACAAAAGAAAAACTAACATTAGAATTTGGTAAGGATTTCTTTGTTGCAAAAATTATCAAAGAAGCAGACAATGCAGAACCAAATGAGGTGCATGGCTATGCAACTTCAACCACTCCGCACAATTCAATGTTTGATGTTAAAAGAAAATTACCACTCTTTACTAAGAGCGGAGATAGTAAAAGCCTTTACTGTGCAGGATATTATGTTATTCGTTTTGACAAAGGATGGGTTAAAAGTTTCTGTCCAAAAGCCATCACACTTCAACGATACGAATATCAAGGACCGTTTAAAACAGAACTTGAAATGAAACAGGTATTGAGCAATGTCTCTAAATAATCCTGTAAATTTACCAAGTGTAGAAAAACTAGTACAACGACTAGTAGCTGCCGAAAGAAGTCAACAAAAAGAAATTCGCATTAGTGTGCAGGAAGCTAGAGACCTAACTGCTGAATTAGCAATCATGACATCCAAAATGGCAAAAACCATGCAGGAAATACATGCTATGCTAGCCGAGATACGCCAGAGTACCACTGAGATAGAAGTAAAAGTTGACGGGGGTGGCTTCGGAAAAACATAAATATATATGCACTTTATTGGACATGTATAGATATGAGTAGACCGAAACCTCAAGTGTTGCTTGAGTACGCAAACAAAGAAACCTACAAAGTTGAGCAAGTTCTCAACTCTGAGGCCATTTGGGCTGTGTTTTATAAAGGGCAACCATTCAATTTAAAAAGCGGTAGTTTAGTAGCTAGTTATCCAGGACCTAAGTATAAGAAAGTATCATTTAGTAATCCCGGTCATGCACACAATCTTGCAAAGAAACTCAATCGTTTATTTAAAACCAAAGACTTTGCTGTTTATAAACTAACTGCCGGCGAAGAAATAAAATAAAATGGATCGCAAAGATTCCTACACTGAAGTTTTTTTAAAAGCCGCAGGTGTAGAAGCAGATGTTAAAAGAACAAAAGACTTTAAGGCCATTTGGTGGTACAGCACTAGAGAAAAAGACATCGGCGGATTAAGGATGACCGATCACTGTTTGGAATTTGTCGAAACTAAATCCGAAATTAAAACTTATAAGATTGAGATTCCAAAAGAGATGACCATTAGTCCGCAGGTGCTAATTTGGTTAGATCAATATATCGATACTCCGTGGCACATTACTAAAAAACATATTGTGGTACTATCAGAAAAAACAGCCTTTGAACTATATATGTTTTCTGGAGACATTAAAAAACTTGGGATGGCTAGAACAATGGCAAAAAGGCTGCGCCAAGAATCCTCTATCAATTAATCTTTATCTATAAATATTTTCACTATGTTCGATCTAAACCCTTTAGAAGTTCTAAACAAACGCTCGCTGTCACACATACCTCCGCATTTTGCGAAGTTTAAAATTGATGAGGGCGGACACTTCCTGTCACAAACAGGAATTATGGAAAGTTGGGTGCGTACTCGATTACGAGGACGATACTCAATTGCTAAACTGCCTTCTATCGATAAAGACGGCCACTTGAAAACTGCCACATTTGTGGCATTTGAAGATCAAAAAGAACTAACATACTTTATGTTAGCCTGTCCACATTTAAGGAGAAACTAATGGACCAACAAGAAAGCAAAGTATCACCGGGCGCTCCAGTAGAGCCAACCACTGCACCAGCTGCTGAACAACCAGCTGCACCTGATCTAAATCTCAACGATCTTGCTGCTATCCGTAGTATTATTGATGTTGCAAGTTCACGGGGCGCATTCAAGGCTGCTGAAATGGAAGCTGTAGGCAAAGTGTACAACAAGCTGTCAGTATTTCTAGAATCAGTAACCACTAAAAAGGAATAATATGGCCAATCCAGTCAAACACATTGGAAGGATGAAAAATACCGGAGTTAAAGTACTCACAGTATTTAGAACTCTTCCAGGCGAATCAGACTCAGCTTTAGTGATTCAAGTTAATCAACTTAAAGATGAGTACCACGATGCAATTATGCAAATGCTTGAAACTGATCAGGCTCAGGAAGCATTTGAATTTGGAGAGATGTTGTTTATTCGTCATTTCCCAGACGGTCGTCCAATGCTATCAGCATTACAACAAGACGGAAGATTGCAAAAAGTGTCCACTAGCAATGTGTTGATGACGCCAACTGTTAACGCCGCTGTTCCTTTAGATCAGTTAAATGTGCTGATTGCCGAACAGAAAAATTGTGCAGTTGACGAATTGTGTAATTTTGTTAGTGGCGCACAGGCTAATGCTCAGGCTAAGAAAACGCAAGACAGTAAGAAAAACGCTGTTCCAAACAGTGAAGCAACTTCTGTTCCAGCAATGCCTCAGGCCGCTGCTAACGAAGTTCTTACTGACACTGATATTGCTAAAAGCTATCGAAGCCAAGCAGATGCTATGTACAAAGAAGCTGCCAGGTTGCGTAAAGAAGCAGATGCACTAGATCCACCAAAGAAAAAAGCAACAGTGAAGGCAGAAGAATCTGCTGATGCCTAAACCGTTGTTTAAACCGCCCAGGCATTTGGTTAGTGAGTGGCCGGAGATATTTGAAGATCTCTACATGAACACTATGCCTGTGGCCTATCTAAACCAATTACGATTAGAATTTACCAATGGTCGTATTTGGGAAATAAATGTACAAGAACAATTGTCTAATTCAACCTCTGACGAAGTTGCTGAAAAACTGTTAAACATTTTTCAAGAATATCGTAACGATATTAAAAAGATGGATTTTCAAATGGATATCGAAAGATTAAAAGTTGATATTCAAGAAAGTTCTAAAAACATTTTTTAAAATACTGTTCCGTAGACAAGATAACATTATCAAACATAGTTTTCTTAAAATTTAGTTTTTTATAATTTTGAAAATTGTGTTGGATAATGTTGTTCCATTTGTAAATTGCAGTTCTTCGAATTTCCGAATCTTGTACACACCAGTTTCTTAAAGATAAATGAAATTGTAAA